CTTGAAACATTTCTTTTCACCTCCTCCGCTATTTCAATGTGACTTTGCCCAGGTGGATGAAATCGCCCGTGTGGACCCAGTGGCCCACATAGACCTCCGCCGCGTCCGTGGACAGATCCAGTACAATTTCATCCAGCCAGGCAGAAAGTCGCTTAACGGACACCAGCACCCGCCGGAACTCCTCCACATCGTTGGAGGTGATCGCCGGGTTTGTGGTGTGCGCCTTAAAGTGATATGGCTTGCCGCCGTACTCCCACCATTCGGAGATATAGCCGGTTTCAAAAATCGTTTCTATGATCCGATTGACCGCCGCCGGGGTGCCCATCTGGGTGTAGAACAGCATGGATCCCTGGATCAGCGCCCGCTTGACCTTGATAGAGAAATTTTCATCATAGGCCGGGGTACGCAGCTCCACGGCCAGGGCGTCCAGGACACGCTCCGGCATGGTCTGGATCGCCGCGTATGTCCGGGCGCCGTCTGCATACTTGCACAGCTTTTCCACCTGGCGGCCCACTGCATAGGCAATGGCCTGGACCTCCACCTGGCCGGATAGGTTTTCCGGCAGAATGTCAGTAAACCGGCTGCCGTTCAGCTTAATCATCTTCCAGCCCTCCGTAATGGATCACGGGGTCCCCGGACAGGGCGGACACCTCCGTGGCCTCCACGGCGGCGTATGCCGGGGCGTCAACGGTCACACGCTTGGCCCCCGCCGCCATGACCAGGGCCACCAGCTTGGAGGGGTTAATGTCCCGGCCAATGGTTCGCTGCCATGTCTTGTATGTCTCCACCGCCGCGCTCACAGCCTCCTGGATGGTCACGGCCCTGGCGCTGTCGCTGCGGTTGATGTAGTAGGTCAGGCCGATGGTGTAAGGCACTTCCACCGGGGCGGAAACGGTCACCCTGTCAGTCATTGGGCGGACCGTCTTGTCACTCAAATACTCCCGCAGGCCGCTTATCATGGTAGGGCCAGGGCTTTCCCCGTCCGACATGAGGAACACAATGTTTACCTCTCCCGCCTCCTGTTCGCTGGTGGCCACCACATCCCCAATGGCGTTGTTGTATTTCTTGGCGTGGTACAAATAGGCGTCCTCCGGGCCTGCCGTGGAATAGGCGCTGGGGGCCAAATAGACCCGCTCCGCCAGGTCCGCGTCACTCTCCACCGCCGCGCCGCCCTCGGTGATTTCCAGGTTGGCGACGCTCTCCACATATGGCACGGGATCCACCATGGTTTTCAGCTCTCCCACGGCCAGGCCGTTGCCCTCTGTGCCTGTGGCGGTACAGGTGGCCGCCACGTCCACGCTGACGGCCCCCGCCGGTATCTCCGCGTATTCGTCCGTCGCAAAGTACACGGACCCGCTGGAGGCCACCCTGGACCCCTGCGGTATCCCCGTGGCTACATCCCGCACCGCCGCAAGGGTAAAGCGCAGGGTGGTGGTGGCCGCCGACGCCGGGGACCGTGTGATCCCTTTCAGCAGGGCCAGGTTGTCCAGGAAATCGGAATAGCTGTATTTCAGCATACTTTGTTTTCCTGCCCGGTCGATGTACTGCATGGCCTGGTAGATCTGCGCCGCCGCCGCATACAGGATCATGCGGTGGACGCTGGAACGGTCCAGCGTTACGTCCACGCCCTCCGCCTTGGTCATGTATGCCTCATAGTCGGCCACCATTTCGCTGCGTACATTGTCCACGGTCTTGTTGTCAATAAAACTGATCTCCGGGGTGTTTTCAATCGCTGTCATGTCAGGCACTTGTGATCACCACCTTTGGATAAAATGTGCCGGCCTCGCCGTGGGTCCATTGGACTTCCTGCACCCGCACCTCCGGGATAAATTTGGCGGTCTTTTTTGTAACCTCCGCCGTGTACAGGCTTTTCGCTGTTGTCGGCGGCATATCCAAAAAATCCATATCCAGCCCAAACTCCCGATCTAGTGGCATGGTGCCCTCCCTGGTTGAGTACAGCAGGGACAGCTTGCGGTCCAATTCCGCCATGGCGTTGCCGGCGAATGTGTATTCCAGTTGAAAATCAAACGGTGAAACGGTCATGTGTATTCCTCCAGTGTGATGGAAAGGGTCGCCTTGGCCAGTTGGCCGCGGCTGTACATAGCTCCCCATGTCTCACTCGATCCGGTCAGGCGAAACGGATTTTTTCCCACCGGCCTGTTGCCTATGATCAGGTATTCCGCCGTTCCGGCCTCCACCATGGCCTCCACGGCCTCCAGCACGGTCCTGGGCCGGATCCCCAGGCCGGCGGACAGGTAGATGTCCAGTTTCACGGTCTGGTTTCCAGCCCCCAAAAACTCCGCCTTTGGCTTGGCTCCCATGGCCTCATGCTCCGCCCAGCGCCCGGAAATCTCCCGGCTCATGCTTTGCAAAATCACGGCCTGTTGATCGCTCACCCGGAAAACAATCTTTTTCCCCAGCGTTCCAATAACCATGGTTTCCTCCTATCATTTCGGCGCGGTGGTGCTGCCGCCCATGCTGTCCGTGTGGGTGTGGCTGATCAGGGACTTGCCCCCGGCCACCACATCCCCGGCGGTCGTGACGCTCTGCGCCGTGATATCGCCGGTCACGGTCAGGGTGCCTTTAACGGAAAGGTTTCCGGTCACTTCCACGTTTCCGTCCTCCACCACCTTGGCGGCCTTGATGGTCAGTGTTCCGCCAGCGTAGCGGATCATGGCCTCACCGGCGGCGCGGGCCAGGTCCTTGCGGTACAGTCCCGCTCCGCTCTCCGGCGGCGTGTTCTTGCTGTTCCAGTAGCGGCCCAGGACTAGCCCGGCCTCCGCGCCGTTGGAAAGATGCAGCACCATGACCTGATCGCCCACCTGGGGCATATTGTACTCATTGGATAGCATGGGTATGGGCTTGGTCACGCTGTCGTCCTTATCGTGATACGCCACCCGCACCAGGCCGGCGGCGTAGTCGATAGATGATATTTTCCCCACCCGGATCTCCTCTGCCATGTTGGTTTCCTCCTCAATCCGCAGTCAGGGCGTTGGCCGCGCTGATCAGCAGCGTGTCCAGCCAGGCCAGGGAAGTATAGGCCCCCGCCCAGTAGGCCGGGGAATTGATCACGCCGGTGTTGGTCAGCACTTTCAGCGCCGCGTCCACGGTGGTGACGCTGCGCCCGCCCAGGTTGGTCTTGATCCTGGTGGCCATATTCAGCAGCAGGCCGTCCAGGTTCCTCACGTCTTTGTAGTGGGCCACCCAGTAGTCCGGGGATGTGATCACGCCCACAGCGGCCAGGCGCTGCGTGGCGTCCTTGATCACTTCCTCGGTCATCGTCTCCACCAGGGACATCTCCAGGTCCATGGTGTAGCCTTTGCCGACGTGGTGGGCAATGCTGTCAATGTAGTATTTTCCGGACAGGCGGCCCAGGCCCACCACGGTGACGCATTGGGAGGCCACCAGGGCAGCGTTGCCCGTGATGGTCACGGACAGCGTGGTGGCGCTGTGGTTTGCCTTGTCCACCGCCGCCTTGATCTTTCTCTCCGCGTCCGCCGCGCTGTCCGCCTTGCCGGACTGCTTCAGGATCCGCTTTCCGGCGCCCACCGTGGCCTTGATCTCCTCCTCGGTGGAGGGATCGGTGTATGTGTACTCCCCGCCGGTGTAGGTCCCGGCCAGGGTCTTTTTCCAGCTCCAGCTTTCAAGATCCGTTTCCCGAATGGTCAGCACAGGATCCTTTTTCTTGTATGCCTCCCGCCCAAATACGACGATCTTCTGTGCATACACCTTAACGGCGTATCCGTAGGTATCGCACAATGACGCGAAGAAATCACAGTCCGTTGCCCCGGACTGTTCGATGGATTGGAGCGTAAAATCCGCCTCCTCCACGTCCCAGACCAGGGAGATCCCGGCCCGCCCGGCAATTTCTTTCCCGATCTCCGGGATGGTGACATTTACCCAGGTCTTTGTCCGCTCCGTCTCCCGGAAAGCTCCGTCCGCCGGGACGGACACGGCGGAAATGGTGCCGGTGACCGGCCATCCGGAAAACTCGAAATTATCCAGGGTGAAAAATCCGCATTGGAGGGCGCGGTTGTCGCCCTCCTGGTCCCAGTCGTAGATCCTGATCGTGGCCTCCAGGGTGTCGCCCGCCAGGGGCATCCAGGCCACCGTCCACTGGCGGCCCCGGTCGTGGATCGCAATGTCCAGACTGTCCGCCTCTCCGCTGGCTGGGTCGGTATATGTGATCTCGGTATCCTGTCCGGCCATTTTGCTTTTGACCGCCGCACCGTTCCAGGTCAGATCCACCGCCGCGCTGCGTGTTTTCATGTTCCAGTCCTCCAAATCGGCAGGTTGTCCGTTTCGTCATCCTCCGGGATCGGCGGCGTTTGGAGGACAACGCCCTGGCCGAAAACAAAGATGTCCAGCAGCGGGAAATTGTTCTGCATCAGCCAGCCGGTGTATTTTTCATCACCGTACACCTGAAACGCGATTGCGTCCCAGGCGTCCCCCTGCTTTGTGGTGTAGGTGTTCGCCATTGGTTGCCCCTTTCTCCCGTCCTCTGGCCAGGCCCGTCCGCTCAATTTGCCAAACGTTTGGCGTTCTTTCTGCGCCTAAAATTGGGCCTGGCCGGCAAGGACAGGGCAGTTATGCCGGGGAAAAGCGTTTGCGCCGCTCCTCCTCTTTCATCTGCTTATACAGCCGCTTGAACTCCGCAAAGCTCACGCGGCCCGCCTCCTCGGCCTCCTCGCGGGTGGTGCTGCCGTAGAAGTTGAACACCGGGGAAAAGGCGATGGTGTCCCCATCACCGTTGCCCTGGGTTCCGCCGCCGCCGGGTTTCTTTTTGTCCCAATCATCCAACAATGCC